TACTAAAACAAAATTGAAAAACGGGGAAATAACCTCACCTAAAACTTTATCTAGTATAAGAACCATAGAAGTATCTGATTTTATTCTAAAATTACTATTAGATTTTATTTCAAATAAAGTGTATATATTTAACATAGGATATACATATTTGTCACTTGTATTAAGCAGGATTAATATCAATTCTCATATATTTAGGCACACTCACGTTGCTTTATTAATTGAAGCTGGTGTTCCAGTTAAAGTCATTTCAGAAAGATTAGGCCACGCTAACATCAACACGACCCTTTCTATTTACACTCATGTAACCGAAAATATGAAAGTTGATTTAAGAAACAAGTTGGAAAACCTTTCCCCATTTTTTCCCCATAAGTAAATTATTAAGCGTAAAGATACTGTTATTGATGGTATATTTACGCTTAATTAATCATATTCATTCATTATAAATGTATCTCTAATTTTAAAGTATAACAAAATATATTTCAAGTATAAAAGGTGTATTTATCAATATATCAGAGTATATTTAGTGTATCTCAAAATATAATAGAAGTACTCTAAAATATAACAGATTTTAACACGTATTTAGATGCTTTTTCCCTAAATTTTCCCCACAAAAAAAGCCCCTTATTTTGGGGCTTAAATATCTCCACAAAGAATGTCACCTTCTCTTATTTCTACTACATCATTTATAGTGACAACTTTTGCTCCGTTTTCTCTTTCGTAAACTAAACTATATACATTCTCTTCATCATCTTCAATTACTCTTATCACATAAGAATATTTACCAGTAGAAATCATTTCCTCAGTTTTAAACGCTTCAACAAAATCATTTATTGTTTTAAAATATTGCAAACTTACAAATTGCTGTTGAAAATCTTCAAAATCTATTGGATCTAAAGTGTAGATACCTTGATTATCTTCTTTAACATCACCGTTTCTTACTAAAAAATTCCTCATTCTAGTATTGCCGTAATCACTTATATAATATTTCATATATATCACCTCTCACAGTAATTGTAACATAAAATAAAAAAAAAGAGATAGCTTTTATACTATCTCTCCTATGTAAATTTTGAATTCCACTAACTATTTTAATTATACACGATTATCTTTATTTTCGCTATAGATTTTAATTAAATCCTTCATATCTTCTTCAGTAGCATATAGTTTTACAAATAACCTAGCTGTACGTCTATAGTTATTAATTCTTGTTTTCTCTCTGTTTCGCTCTTCATATTTTCTAGAAGCTTTCTTTTGTGCATCAGATACTTTACTCATTTAAATATTTTACCCCCTTAATTTCTTCTGGTTTAACTTCATAAGTTATAAATTCTTCATATTTACCTCGGTTTCTGTCACCAGGTAAGATTTCATTTCTATAAGCAGTTGTTTCTACTTCTAACAATACATCTCCGTATTGAGTGAAATTTAATTGATCAGTTAATGGTTTGAACAGATAAACAACTTCTGTTGAATTATCAGCTCTTCTATTACCTTCCCAGTTATTATTTCCAGTTTTTGAAATGGGTAAAATTCCTTCTTTTAAGATTTTTTCTAAATCTTCTTTATCCACCACTTTGTAAAGTCTTAAAGTTTGTGCTTCCCTAAATTCGAAAGGTACTATCATTGAATTATAGCTTTTGTTATCAGTTTTTACTCCAGTCTCAAAACTATTAATTATTCCATAATAATTTAATCTTAATTCATATAGAAATTCGTATACATCATATTGATCATTACTTAAATAAATTGAATTTAAATATTCTTCATCGTTTCCTTTAATAATAACATTTACTACTTTTACAGATTCTTCGCTTCTAAAATAATCGACGTGGTAAGTAGTAATCACTTCTAATTCTACATGATTTTCTTGTCTATAAATTTTAAATACTGCTGTCCAATTGTACCCTCGCTTAGTATTCTTAATTGTATACTCATTTAGTTCTACTTTTCTTAATAATTCCTCTTTAGTTAATTCTTTCATGATGTTTTTACCTCTTCCTTTAATGTACTTTAATTATATAACGTATACGTTATAAAGTCAATAGATATTTAAAACTTTTTTAAAAAAACATAAAAAAATAAGCCCCTACTTTTAAGTAAGGGCTAAAATTATTATGATTTATTCAGTTAGTTATTTTCTTCTCCACGTTCCATGAGTTTCAAACGTTTCTAAGTCCATAGAAGCTACATAACGTCTTTCTCCACTATAAGATACGTATAAAAGCCACTCATATCCGTTAGCATTACAGAATGCCATATAATCAAATTCTTCACCTTGTTCATAAGTTCCTACGATTTCTGCATCAGTAGAAGGTGCATTTCTGATGTTCAGTTTATCTACTCCTACAGTATATGTACGAACCTCAGGAAGTGAGATTAAATCAGAATTTTCTTCTACTACTTCGTTATCATCAGTTGGATAGTAGAACCAACCTACAATACCATCAAAGTTACGTTCATTATATCGTGCTGGTCCTCCTACATATAAACTATCTGCATTTCCATCAATGTTTTGTTCGATTGTTTTCATAGTATAACCGTCGCTATCTTCGATAACAACTCCAGTATGTCCGAACGGATGTCCATAGATATATGTAGTGTCCATCACTAAGACTGCTCCAGCTCGTGGTTTACTATCTAAGTTGCCTACTTCATTATATTCTACTTTATATCCTAATGCGGCTGCACTATCTAATAAATCAATGGCATTACCCCAAAGTGTTTTTCCGAAAAATAACACTGATAGGTAGTTTGGTTCATCAACACATTGTGTTCCATAAACTCCATCTTGGTCTACTCCAATACCTAAGTTCGCTATTCTTTTTACCTCGTTTATAATTTGACTTGTTTTTACCATTATTTATCCTCCGTATTGTTTGTTGTATCTTCATTTCTTGATTGCTTAACTACCTGATGTGTTCCTACACTGGCCAGTCCTAAAAGTACTGCATTAGTATCTTTAAATACCGCCCAACCTATTAAGCCTCCAAGTACACCTAATACTTGTGGTATAAGCTCTGTTGGGAATGGTTTCCATTCCTTAAGAAACTTACCTAATAAGTTCAGTCCGAACACAATTAGTGTTAATAAAATTGGTTGTAATTGTTCCATTTATTTGTCCTCCTATTTATTCTTTTCCATCAAGTTCATCTCGTAGCTTCTCAAGTCGTTTACGTATTCCAGTTGGGAATGGTACACCTAATGCACTTAGATTCTCGATTAAACTTAGACAGTAACTTAGCGTAAAAAATAACAAGAAAGCTGTTGCTATCTCGTTAAATCCTAAATATAGTAGATATGGATATACTGTGATACACATCACACAAACTATAATATGTTCGATAAGTCCACGTCTATTAATTGTTGAGTTTAGTGCTTTTGTAACCCAAGCTTTAGCTACACCAGTAATTACATCAAGTAGTATCATTAACGTAAAAGCGTGAATGTACACATCTGTAACTAAATGGTAGTAACGTTCAGCTAGTTCGGGTAAAGTTATTTCCATTGACTAACTCCTTTCTTTGCAATATAAATAAAAAGAGGGCTGTTAACCCTCCTTAAAATTATTTATCTTCAGCAACTACTTCAGCTAATCCCATTTTGTCAAGTTCAGCTTTCACTAGTTTGCGAAGTTTTTTGTTCTTGATTTCATCTAATGTCATTAGTCCATCAAGAATTGTTAATGCTAAATATTTAACCGTCATGCTATTTCCTCCTTTCATTATTTCTAAAAAAATCATGCTAGACAGTTGTAGCTTCTCTAGAACTGCTACTACTTTCTTTTTCATCTTCATCATCCTCCTTAGCTGGGTAAGTAATGTTTAAATGATTTGCTAAAAATTGTAATTTATTGTCAATATCTTCAAAGTTGCTTTCATACTCAAACTCCTTAACAACACTTTGAGCTAACATCTTACGGGTTGTGTCAAGTGTTGCTGTTGAGTCTTTTAAAGCTTTTTCCATTGCTAAAAACTTCTCATTTTCAGCTTTATTAGGATAAGTATCTTGATAAAATTGTTCTAAAGCCATTTGTACTATTTCATCTTCTGATTTGCTTAAATGGTCTCCTTTAAGCGTGGTTTCAATAACTGTCCCACCGCTAGTACTAAAAATACTAACAACAGTTGTCAGTACTGCTCCGCTACCATCGTAGGTAGCACGTGCGTAGTTTTTCTTATAAGTTGCCATTGATTTTATCCTCCAGTTTAGTTAGTCTTTCATTCATTTCATTAAGTTCTGATTTAAGTTGTCGATTTTCAGTTGATAGTTCTTGAATAGCTTTAAGCGAAAATGTAAGCAAATTGAATTGATCTAAAGTCTTATATTCTCCTGCCATAGATACAAAATTTTCACTAATTTCTTCTACTTCTTGAGCAATTAAACCTATTTCAGTATAAGGTTTTTGACCGAAGTCTTCACGATATACCCAGTTAAAGCTTTTAAAGTTAAACAAGTCAATTTTTTCTAAAGCTTTATACTCACAGTTTTTTATATCTTTTTTTAATCTTATGTCTGAGGTAACGTCGTAATGTTTTTTTATTATCTTCCACAAACTATATTTTTTATCTCCCCAAGCATAATATATGTCATTATCAGCATTATCAAACATTAATTCTACATTTTTGTTCCATACACCTATTCCCGTGCTACCATCTATATAACTTTGAAACTTAAGATTATTTATTCCTGTAGTTTTTATATATCCATTCACAGTCATTAAATAAGAATTAGTAGAAGCTGTTTCTGTAGTATCAAAGTTTGGGTCTACATAAAGATATAAACCATAAGCAGAGTTTCCCTCACGTCCATAGTTACCTAATAACTGCATCCCTACTCCATTGTTAGCATTATCTACTTTAGGTAAACAAAACCTCAAACCATTTCCTGCTGGTATCATATATCCATGTTTTCCTATTCTTATTTGACTATTTCCTTTAAGAATAGCCCCTTCAATAGTCTTTCCGTACAAATAATCGGCAATTAAATCACCTTTTATCTTAGTCCCTTCAGCACTAATATTTATTGAGTTTATTACATTGTCCTTACTAACTTTCAAATCAATCTCATCTTTAGTCTGTTTGATTGAACTCTCTAATTTACTTACTTGACTATTTCTAACATATTCAGTGCTAACATCGTATATTTCAACGTTAGAAATGGTGGTATTCCCAACCTGTTTCATCCTTATATACATTCTGTCAACCCTTGTGTCGTCGTTAATAGTGAATGTAAATTCGTTCCCCTTAGCTCTCAATAGTTGAGTTAGATTATTCTCATCATAGCCAATACGATTATAAATATCCCATCTATCACCGTTGGAGTATCCGGAAGCGTCAAATTTAACAGTATAAACATTTCCGTTTATTTTATTTTTATTTAAGTTCAAATGAATAAATTTATAAGTGTCATCCGTCGCAGAGTTACTAAATAAGTTTTCTCTTTCGGCATCTTTTTTAACCCTAAAATCGCCCTTGAATATCCTTACGTTCTTAACCTTAGTATTAGCTCCCAACGGATATAAATTAATTTTAGTTTGATTAGATGGATATTTAATAACCCAATAATTCAACCCATTCTGAATTAATTTCTCATCTCCACCATCGCTAGCATTGTATATTCTCGCTTTTTGGTTAGCTGGGACGTTATCTAAATCAGCTAAAATCGTGTAATACTCGTTAGCTACTAAATTTTCTTTTGTATTAAAATATAAATCGTTCCCTATTTTCTCAACATCTTCACTATTTAAATTTTGTCTGTTTTGTTGTTTACTCAATACCTTAGTATTAATTTCACCTACAACTGATGTGAACCCTTCTAGTGTACTTTCGAAAGTTTTGTACTTCTTAACAACTTCTTTTATTTCCGTTGTGTCGGGTAGGTTGTCAAACCTAGCGTTTGCAATGGTATTTAAGCCTTTGTAGGTTACTAAAACAATTACTTCTAATGGTGTACCGTTCTGTTCGCGGTTGCCCCAGTCAATATTATTAATTCGTCCATTAGAGTCGACTTCTGCAGTCCAAAAACCGCTCCAATCATAGCTATTACCGCCTTTATATTTTACCTGTGCATTGAATCCACTACTTACCTTTTGACCGTCATAAAACACATATAAATAAGGCCTAACATTATTTGTTATATTATTTATATAAGTTCCTTCAAAACGTAGGTTGGCGGTTAAACTATGACCTTGTAGGTCTTCGTAAGCCGGACACCACTCCGTAGCGGTGTCACCGCGTTCTAACTTGATATTATCAATATAAAAGTTGGCAGGTTGTTGCGGTTTGCAATGAATCATTAAACGGCATTTTCTCGTATCACTTCCAACGGTGAACGTTTTCGAAATACGTTTATATTTCTTTAATTCAAGCCCTATCGTCGCTTGGTCTAATTGTTGCCACTCTTGGGCTTTAATCGTGTTATCTTCACCTATATAGTGAATACCTAAAAGTAACATAGAATAATTATTTAAAGCATCTTTACCTAAGTCCATAGATAAGGTTATTTTCTCGCCTTGTTTAGCTATTAAACTAAACAGAGTTCCTAATCCTTTACTTTCTCCGTTAGGTGTTCCCCATATATGAAAACCTCTCCCAAAATGCTGGATAGCGTGTCCTTTTTGGTAATTTAAACCACTATTAATTAATCTTGACATTTCCCATTTTTCAAGTTCTTGTGCAAAGTTGGAGTTAGGTAGCAAATTCTCATTAATCGACTTACCATCAGCACCATCTCTACCTCGTTCTCCATCTTCTCCTTTCATTTTAAACCACTTATAAGCAGTTTTATCAGTTGGTTGAGTTGGAGATGTAGTCCTAGCAACTCCCATGTACTTCTTAGGTTCACGACCGAAATTACTGCCATCAGCATTATCTGAATAAACTATATGAGTATATTTATCATTTGTGATTGATGTTTGTTGTAAGTCAAACCATTCAAAATCACTTGCTACTGGTGTGCTTTCTTTGAACACATAGCCGAAATAACGATACTTATGATACTGTGCTGGTTCATCAGTTGGAAAATCCTGATATCTCTTAAATCGCTCGTGAATAGTGAACCAATCAATCTGAACACCTGTCCAGTCTTCATCCTCTGGTACTAACACAAACTTAAATAGCACGTCGTCAACATCTTCAGTGGTTGTGAATGTGATTGACTTAGTTTCCAACTCTCTGAATTCTAATTGACCCCAATTATACTCTTCACCAGTCTTGTTATTTCGAAAATATGCCCACAACTTATTACTATTCCCCTTAGCTCGTGCTGTCAGAGTATATTTAGTGTTAGGTTGTAAGCTTAAAAACATATTCGCTTGCCATATATCACTGATATCATTATTGTTAACAATATTTACACGTGGTCTGTTTTTAGCAAGTAACTTAGCATTTTCATCAGGTTCTACTAAAGTAAAATCAGTACCGTTTAAGCTGTTAGAATAAGCTTTGTATAACTTACCGTCTGACTTAATCTTAGTCCAACTATACTCACTAGCGTTAGTAGGTGCTTGTTGTTTGTCTCCTGTGTATATCCCAATATATTTTAGTGTTGAATTGTCACTCATGTTACTACCATCTGGATTATCACTGTATTTTTTATGAATATAAGAATCAACACCTTTTAATTCGGCTTTCTTCTTCTCAAAGACTTTTGAACTTTCCTGCTGTGTGATTTGTCGAATTCCATCAGCGTCAATAGTTAAATCATTAACTAACTTTTTTACACCGTCTTTAGTCATAAACTCTTTTGAGATGTTCAACTTAATGCTATCTTTTAATTTTGTGAAGATATTCTGTGTAGTGACTTCACCATCTTCAAATTGTTGAGTAAAATTTTCGTCACTTATAATTTGATTAATAAAAGCCTTATCTATAAGCGCGTTTTTAATTTCAGCGAAGTTCAATTTTGCTTGAATAGCCTTGATTAATTCAGCCTCAGTGATTATAGTTTTTAATCTTCCTATATCACCTTCTACAGCGTCAAGGATTTTAGCTTTAACAACATCTGGAATAGTCCCATCAGCTTCAAATAAGGCTTTTTTAACTTCTAAAGCTCCTTTTGATTTTTCTTCTAATTCTACTAATTTATCTTCAATACCTTTTCTGTCTAATTTCAGTAACTGTGCTAAATTCTTCTGAATT